CAACAATATTATCATCTAAGGTGGGCAAATACATAGGCTCATTAACCTCAATCAACCTATCGATGCTCGAAGCAATACCGAGCTCTTTAATTTTGAATGGCTCTGTTGGCTCCCAGACGTTGTTCTCAACGCCTGTTTGTATTCTAATTTCCATTGATGCCCAATCCGCTACACCACCTTCCAAGGCGTTGCCACGACGCATTGCAGCTGTCTCAGCTCTATCAATAGTTTCAACACCAGCTCGTGCCATTTTGTGATTGTGCAAAACTTCGTGCCTTGTTTGAAAGGCGGTCTTGTGTAAAACGATAGCGCCAGCTTCGCTACTACCGATTTCCCAGCCTGTTTTTGTAAGTTTAGGCATGTTACTGGCTCACAATCTCAGGGGTTAAACCCCAAGAAAACACAATGAAACCAATGACTATTGTAAAAAACAGAAATGCTGTTAATACTGTTTCACAGGCCTGTTTGTGCTGTTTAAACAGATTACTCTGAACTATAGCATTAATAGGTTTTTTATATATTATGCGATTCTTATCCATATTATTCTCCTCAAAAATGTAACATTCCCCTTTGGGTTCAATTACTTATCTCGTACCGCTCACCTAACGGCCTGGTTGTACAATTCCAAAACGTTTCCGTTCTCGACCAATACCTAACGATTAGATATTGGATAAGTCCTCTCTCAAGCCCAATTCAATGTGGCCGTTGGTATCTACCATGCCACTTGATTTAAACTTTAAACGTTCAGCCCCCCTGGTTCTGGGGTCAGATGGGGAAACTTTAGCAAGGTTATTATTCGTCGCAATTAGGACAGACTGAGCATAAATTAATTTATCAACCTGTCTAAGTGAATTGCTATCCGATAACCTTTTGAGTTCTTCGACAGATTTTGCCAGAACATCAATCGCGCCACGTAAATGATTTGGATGCCACATTTTAACATTAAGACGACGTGCAAATCGCAGCTGCCCAGCTTCCATAGCCAGCACTGTGTCATTGGCACGTAGCTTTTTGTTTCGTGTTATTTTTGTGCGCATCTTATTCCCTCTCCGTTCTTATAGTTTAAAACCATTATTTTATAAAACAAGTATCCATCGTTGACACTTGAGGTATCAACGGCTGACACATATTTAGCCAATATGCGATTTATCGTCGATATATTTTTCAAATTCTAAGAGCTTATGAAAAGCAATTGATGTGTGCTGAAAACCGTCGTTAAATAAAGTTGCTTCTCGCTTAACGCGCTTAAAAAACTCAAACATACACTGCTCTGTAGCTTCATAATGAACATAAGGACAGGTTTCAGTTGGTTGATATTCCACCACCCAGCCAGCTTCTATAGCCTGATTTAGGACACGTTTTACTGTGTTTCGAGAAATTTCGTATTTATCAATGATTGACAGCACGGTTGTCAATCGTTGAGTGTTACCATGATGAATATTTGAGTTCATCAGCTCCATCCATATGGTGTAGGAATTTAAAGATTGTCGAAAAAATCGAACGCTCGGCTCGGTTTCACGCTCTGCTCTCATTGCAAATCTTTTTAGTTCCCATTGGATGGTTTCTTTAACATAATCATGCACAATTTTATCACCAAAGAAAAAAGCATACCCCATTTTTGTAAATTTTTCCCACCGACGTTCTGTAAAGGCATCGCTAGGATTTAAAAAATTAAACCACCGAGCGTTTTTGTGACGTTTAAAAAAGCGTTTATCTTCTTTGCTCATTTTCATTATTTATCTCCCTCATATCTCAGGTAATAATTACGCACAGAGCTAGCATGCCAGATATTTTTTACTGTTGTATCGGGGTTTCTAAGCTTGGTGGGCGTTGGAATACTTAATCGATTTAAGTGTGCTGCAATATCTCTATAGCTAATATTATCTTTTCGATACTTTGCAATTAACGGGCCTACTTCTTGTGTCCGTTCATTTGTTGCGTCAATAACAGTTTCAGTTCCTTTTTTGGAAATCGCATTCATTTGCCTGGAACCTAGAGACGTTAAGCGCTTGCCAGCTTTGCTAACAAAATAACCCTTTTCTTTTATTTCAGCTTGAATGCGGTCTATTGAAGCTTTTGTGCGCTCTCTTATGTTGGCGCGCTCCATCTCAGCAACAGCTGCAAGCAACCCGACCGTTTTATGGTCGAGGTTTGGATTATCAACGACCACTAGTTTAATTTTACCTGGCAGTACTTCTTGTTCTAAAAACCGCAGCGCTTCCCAAGTACGTCTAGCCATTCGAGATATTGAATAGATAATTAACGTTGCTTCATTTTTGCGGCAGTAATCCAGGCAAAGTTGTAATGCTTCGCGTTTGTGCCAATCTTTACCAGAACTGACACCCTCATCGCGAAACCATTTAACCTGGTAGTCACCGCCATTAAGATAGTTCTTAATGCGAAACTCTTGGGTCTTAACGTCCTGTTTGTCTGTACTGACCCTGACATACGCCGCGTACTTGCCGCTATGCTCTTGCCCGTGGTCAGGTCTATAGTGTGTTTGTTCCATTGTTCTCCCTCGCTAATGGATGTTTCTTTATAGTCTCAATTAAATGCTTGGTTCTCACATGCAGATATTTCTCAGTTGTTGAAATGTCTGAATGCCCCAGGAGCAACATTAAACTCACTAGGTCTGCCCCACCCTCTAACATGTGGGTGGCAAATGAATGGCGCAGCTGGTGGGGCGTAACGGTTTGTCGAATGCCAGCACTCTGCGCTAATTCTTTAATAATGTTTAAAATGGCCTGGCGACTTATATGACCATTTCCTTTTGGGAATATATATTGTGCGCCTGGCTTACAGTTCATCAGGCAATCACGCACAACTGGGGGAAAAGGCACCATGCGCTCACGACCCCCCTTCCCTGTTATGAAAATCATATCTGAGTTGGCTTTAAGTATCTGACTTGGCAGCGACACCAGCTCACTGACCCGTAGCCCACACATATAAAATGTTTTAATAACTGCATCGTGAAACGGGTCACGGGCTGCAACAGCTAGCAAGCTGTCTACTTCGCCTTCAGTTAGTAACTTGACCAATTTACGTGATTTGTACACTAAATTTCCTTCATTTGTACCCGTTGCCATAACATATAGGTTGTGATTAAGCTGTGTACAAGTCCAAATCGTAAGGTTGTGTATGTTTAAAACGCGAAGAAACAAATATTCTAACAAAAAGGTAACTATTGATGGGCATAAATTTGATAGCCAGGCTGAAGCAAAGCACTATTATTTTACACTTAAGCCAGCTTTTGAGCGCGGTGAAATTAGAAACTTGGAACTTCAGCCGAGAATACGATGCGAGATAAACGGGAAAAAAGTGTGCGATTATCTGGCCGACTTTCGCTACCTTTCAAAGACAAAGATAGGTCCCCAGGGTCAAATCGGGTGTCAGGTGATAGAGGACGTCAAAGGGTACAAGACGGACATCTACAAGTTAAAGAAGAAGCTGGTAGAAGCACTTTATCCAGGCACGGTAATCGTCGAAATATCGGGTTCACCGTATCGCCGAATGACGTTGCCAGAGCCGTCGCCAAGCGAGCAAACGTAAGCGTGACCGATTTACTGGGACACTCCAGGCTTTCAACACTGACAGGCTGGCGGCAGCTAGCGTATCTTTTAGCGCATCAGCTGACGGGTCAAAGCACCACCGAGATAGGTGAAGCATTTAATCGAGACCACACCACTATTTTAATGGGCAAAAAGAAAGCTTTTGGACTGCTTAAAGAAGAAAAGATTTTAGAAGAGTATTTAATATTGGTGAAGGAGCTCGATACTTAATTTGTCTAAAGTGTACAAAACCAATACCTATGGTATGAGCTTCCAAGCCAAGCGCGCACAAGGTGAGCGGTTTGAAAAGCGCGTGGTCCAGGCATTAAAGAAAATGGGGTATGAAGCCTGGATAGCGTCAGGGCATATTTATGACATCAGATTTAACGTTGAGACTGAGCTTTTAGGCACCCTACCCTTTAACTGCGAGTGCAAATACGACGACATGGCTCACTCCACAGGCAATCTGGCTCTTCAAACATTTGATGGTGGCAAGCCCAGCGGCATACATCCACAAGGGCCAAGGCCCGATTTATGGGTGCATGGCGTGGGTGACACAGCCTGGTTCATCAAGACAGACATTATTCGCTCTCTCGTTGAGATGCACGCGCAGAGCTGGGGCGGCAAGGTGATTTCGATGGGCGACAAAGGCCCAGACGCAAAGGGCATATTGATGCCTATTTCAGTAGCAAAAAAAGCAGAGGGCGGCACATGGTTAGACCTATAAAATACAATCAGTTAATTATCGATGAAATTCATTATCACGGTTTTGTGGAAGACAAGCTCAAGAACCATGAAATCGCGGAGATGTATAATCTCACAGAAAATCAACTGGAGTACATTCTCTACAAGTGCAAATGCACCAACGTTGATTGTCCTCGATGCAACCCACGAACTACAATACTGGAGCGCTTCCGTGCATTGTTCCGTTTCAAGTAAAACTACTGAAATAGAATGCTGGCTGTGTGAAGGAGCTGGCTGTTTCTTGGAAGTTGACCCAGTGAATGAGGACAACACCAAGGAACAGACCTGTGGCATGTGTGATGGTTACGGCAAGATAGAGATTATATCTAATGCTAAAGACTGACCTCGCACCTGACCCAATACGTGACGCACCCAAAGGTCACTATCAATCCCCAGGGGGAACAGCTGTATTACCAGGACGTTCAATTGTAGACGAGCGGTTCAATCAGTTCCCAATGACGCTCAGAGTACTGGCATTCTGCTGCGGTCACGCCAAGACTTATACGGCCACGTTCTTCGTCAACCAAACTACAATGGCCAAGACAATGAAATGCACACAGCAAGCAGTCTCACTGCACATGAGAAGGCTCGTAAAGTACGGATACCTGGAGAAGATACGTAAAGAGGACAATCGGAGAGAATGGGGTAAACAAGGCGCTCTGTGGCGCGTCATATTTGACCCCACAATGTCATACAAAGAGGTCATGCAAAGCATACCCAGTGATGCCAAGAGTGAAGAGGATGAAGTCCTAGATATGACCGAAACAATGGAGCTGGCCGCACGGGGACCAAAGGGACATATGAAACGTAAGAAGCCTGTGGATAACTCTAAAGCCCACAAGCCCCAGCTTGTAGACATAGGCACAGCCTACAAGCCCCACCTTGTAGATGAGCCCAAAAGCTACAAGCCCCAGCTTGTGAGTAAACAACAGAAGAGAAGTATAAGAAGAGAAGTACGGGAAGAGGAGTGTATACGTTTGTGCAATGAGTACTCTCAAAAGGTGTACGAGCAGTACGGAAAGCCCTGGAAGTACGACATGAGACAGCTCGAACTTGCCAGGGACATACTGCAATCTCAGCCAGCTGATAAGTTCATTGAGGATGCAGTAAGGTTGTTGAAGTGGATGAGGAGCAAAGGCAAGCAGCCCGTACAGTCACTGCAATACTTCATTGTAAGAAGAGATAAGGCCAAGGAACCAATGGATGCACAGGCTATTCTAAGCAAGGTCACTAACAAAATGAAAGTAAGACGATGATGTTGTACAATTCCAAGAGGTTGGTTAAGGATTTGTACATGATGCAATTAACTGACCACGCTGCCACACAAAAAGGCACCCTTATGCCCCCCCCGTGTCGCTATATACGTAGGGGGCCAACACAAAAATATTTTATGAAACCAGAAAAAAAGGAAATATGATGTATAGAGTTGTTCAAGCCAAGGAGATACCAGGTAGAGAGAAGCCACTATGGTTACGTTTAGGCACTGCCTTTGAGAAAGAGGGCAAGATTTCGGGGATAAAGCTGGATGTATTACCCTTACCTGACGCGAAGGGGGATATTTGGTTACGGTTATTTAAGGAAGATGAGAACAAGTCGGAGTCTTCTGGGCAATTTGGGGGCGGCAATCAGGCTCCCTGGGGCGGTTAATGGCTAAGCAGAAGGTTCCCAAGACCCCCGTTTATGCGATGCGGAAGTTAAATAAACGGTTACGGGGTTCTAAGATAATTTATGAGAGCCGTGATGAGTTGGCGATGGAGTTAATGCGGCTAGGCTCTGCGAAGATAACCGATGTAATTAATTGGGATGATGAGGGGAATGTGAATGTGAAGGCGATTGAGGACATTCCTGAGAACGCGCTCACGGCAATTAAGAAGATTAAGGTTACGCCCTCGGCCAAGGGGGATATTTTAGAGGTGGAGATGATAGATAAGGTTCGGGTGTTACAGCTTTTGGCTAAGAGCGCTGGATTGCTGGACGCTGAGAAAGAGATTGATAAGCCCTCTGTGGTGTCAATTGAGATGGTAATGCCTGATGAGGAGAAAAAATGAGTAAAGAACAGCAAGGCTTAAAGCTTAATTTTTCCAGCTCACCCACTGTGGCTAAGTTTTTTAACAGCAAAGGATTTGTCAGGGGAATAATGGGACCTGTGGGCAGTGGTAAATCTTATGCCTGTTGCGCTGAGATATTTCGAAGAGCGGTGCAGCAAAAGCCCTCACCGCGTGATGGAATTAAGTATTCAAGATGGGCCATTGTGCGAAATACCCACCCGATGCTTAGAACCACGACGCTAAAAACGTGGCTGGAGTTGTTGCCCGAAAACACCTGGGGACCCGTTAAATACTCACCGCCCATTACGCATCATATTAAATTACCCTCTAGAGATGGGGCCGCTGGAATAGATATGGAAGTTATATTCTTAGCACTCGATGACCCCAAAGATGTAAGAAAGCTTTTGTCCCTGGAACTTACGGGCGCCTGGGTCAATGAGTGTCGCGAATTGCCCAAGGCCGTGATTGATGGCCTAACCCACCGCGTGGGACGGTTTCCGACCAAGGCCGATGGAGGGGCTACTTGGCACGGTATTATTTTGGATACGAACCCGATGGATGATGACCACTGGTATTACCGTGTTGCTGAGAAGGAAAAGCCTGGTGGACGCTTTGCCTGGGAATTTTTTAGGCAACCTGGCGGTGTTTTAGAGGTTCCGTTAGATAAATTGCCCGAAGATATGCCCGAAGCACAAGGGTATATGCACACAGCTGGAAAGTGGTGGAAAACAAATGACAAGGCTGAGAACCTTGGTAATTTGCCAACGGGATACTATGACCAGCTGCTGGGCGGTAAAAACCTCGATTGGATTAGATGTTATGCGGAAGGGAAATACACGTTTGTTCAGGAAGGCCGACCCGTATGGCCTGAGTACAATGATGAGCTAATGGCAGCTGATATCGAGCCCGAAAGGAACGTACCCATACAGATTGGCTTAGACTTTGGACTGACACCAGCAGCTATATTTGCTCAAAGACTACCCAATAACCGCTGGCAAATACTGCATGAGCTGGTCACGTTTGATATGGGCCTTGAGCGGTTTTGTTCTATGCTAAAATCTGAACTTGAAAGCCATTTTCCTGGGTGGGACACGATGATTTGGGGCGACCCAGCTGGCATGCAGCGTGACCAAATCTATGAAACAACGGCATTTGACCATTTAAAAACACACGGGATTTTAGCCAGACCTACCGCAACCAACGAATTTAGAACTCGAAGAGAAGCGATGGCAATTCCGATGGGAAGATTAATTGATGGCAAGCCTGGGTTTCTTGTTTCTAAAAAATGTATGCGTCTTCGCAAAGCCTTGATAGGTGGTTATCACTTTAAACGGGTGGCCGTTGGCGCTGGACATGAAAGATTTAGAGATACGCCTAACAAAAATGAACATTCACACGTTGGGGACGCAGCTGGATATTGCTTACTAGGCTCTGAGCATCGCATTATGACCAGAAGCCCCACGTCAAATCGCCAAAGTGTACAGGCAAAAGTGCTGGATTTTGATGTTTTCGCCTGAGAGCTTATCAAAAATATTACGATTGGATTGGGAAACAGACCGAATTGTAAAATTTAACATACATCATTTAGATATTTGCGACCTCAATGAGTTTGATAAGAAAATTTTAACGACATTTCCTGATTATAAAAAACATTTAGAAAATCTTACAAACAATTCTTTAGCATTCACGGCAATGTCTGAGGGTGAGATTTATGGAATGTTTGGCATATATCAATTGTGGCCTGGGGTCAGTGAGGGCTGGCTTATTCCTAGCGCACATGTGGGACGTCGAACCATCACATTTCATCGCGGCGCATTGCAATTTTTTGAATACGCTGCACAGCAAACAAGAACAAAGCGGTTACAGTTCACGGTCTGTACATCAAATGTCCTAGCTGACAGGTGGGCTAAGCGCTGTTATTTTGAATCCGAAGGTATCTTAAAACAATATGGGCCTGATGGTTCAGATTACAGAATGTATGCGAGGTTTTTTAAATGAGTGGATTATTCGGTGGGTCAAAGCCCAAAACAAATGATGCAGCGGAGCAACGATTAGAAAATCAGGAGCGGCAAGCAGAAGCAGATAACCGTGAAGAGCAAAAAGCGTTAATGGCTACAAAAAGGTCTCGCTCCAAAAGTGGCAAAAGCCAGCTAATGAGCTTGCAAGGTAATCCATTTGGTGAAGACAGGCGCACACAGCTTTCAAATCAATTAGGCGCTGGCCGAAAAAGTTTTTCAAATAATAATACATATGGACCGCAAAATTAAATGCGACAATACCTTCGAAACCCAAAATTAAGGGAGCATAACCAAGATGCCGACACGCAAAGGGGCGAAAAAGCCATTAAGCACAAAAATGAACTCGAAGCTTCAGAAAGTGAAGAAGAAGGCGGCGAGTAAATATAAAAAGGGTTATAAGTAATGGCACTTAGCGTTGAGCAAATAAAAACGCGCTATAAAAAAGCAAGAAGTCACAAGGATTTGTGGCGCAGCATTTATGAAGAAGCATATGAATACGCGCTGCCTATGCGAAATCTTTATGACGGGTACGCAGAACAAAATATTCCTGGTCAGGATAAAATGAAAAGAGTGTTTGATAGTACAGCCATTCACTCAACCGCCAGGTTTGCAAATCGGATACAAAGCTCGCTTTTCCCTCCCCAGAGACCTTGGTGCCGATTGCAACCTGGCAATGACATACCAGCTGATAGACATTTAGAAGCGCAGCAAGCTCTTGATTTATATACAGAAAAGATGTTTGGCGTAATGAATCAGTCAGGTTTTGACCTAGCAATGGGTGAGTTTTTATTAGATTTAGCTGTTGGAACAGCTGTGATGCTTATTCAACCAGGTGATGAAACAACGCCTATTAGATATACAGCGGTTCCAAGTTACCATGTGACTTTTGAAGAAGGGCCAAATGGGTCAGTTGATACGGTTTATCGAACATTACGACGGCCATTTCGTGTTTTAGAAACAGAATTTCCTGACATAAACATACCAGCTGACCTAGCTGCGCGTTATAAAGAAGACCCAAATAAAGAAGTTGAGTTAATTGAAGCAACATACACGGCAGATGGTTATATTCATTACTGCATTATTACAAAAGAAGAAGATATTAAACTTGTTTCGCGTGATTTAAAATCTTTTCCCTGGGTTGTGTCTCGTTACATGAAAGCTTCAAACGAGCGATATGGCCGTGGGCCAGTGCTTTACGCCCTACCCGACATAAAAACTTTAAACAAAGTTGTTGAGTTAACTTTAAAAAATGCAAGTATTTCGATTGGCGGTGTGTTTACAGCTGTTGATGATGGCGTGTTAAACCCACAAGCGATATCAATTGTTCCTGGCGCCGTGATTGGTGTAAGTTCAAATGGAGGTCCAAGGGGTCCATCTCTCCAGCCCCTTCCTCGTTCTGGTGATGCAAACACGTCTCAAATAATTGCAAATGATTTACGCATGGCAATAAAAAAGACGTTGTTAGATGAGAGCTTACCACCAGATAACATGAGCGCCAGGAGCGCTACCGAAATTGTGGAACGTATGAAAGAATTATCGCAAAACCTGGGGGCGGCGTTTGGGCGGTTAATAAATGAAACAATGTTTCCAATTGTTCGCAGAAGCTTAGAATTAATGGACGAGATGGGCATGATTGATTTACCGCTGCGGATTAATGGGCTTGAGGTGACGGTCAATCCAATATCACCACTGGCTATGGCTTCTAACATGGATAAATTAAATGAAGTAATGCAATTTATGGAAGTGTCTCAGGCATTGGGCCCAACGGGTCAAACGTTGTTAAAGATGGAAGCAGTTGGAGATTACATTGCCGACCAGCTGGGCATACCAGCAAAATTACGAACAACGCCCGAAGAGCGCGAAGCTATGAAAGAAGAAATGATGCAAGCAGCTCAAATGGCAATGCAAGCACAAGGAATGCAAGCCCCTGGGCAAGAAGTTGAGGGAGCGCCCGTATGAACCAAGCAGATAGAATACGAAGTATAAATGCTATTGGCTGGGATGGCGTAAACGCGGAAAATCAACCAATAAAATTAACAAACCAAGATTTACAAAAAGAATTAGATATTCAATTTAAAAGATGTTTTGGCTCTGAGTCAGGGCAAAAAGTTTTAGAGCATTTAGTAAATATTACAATTAACCAACCAGCTTGGGTGCCAGGCGCGGATGCATCTTTTGGATATGCGCGTGAGGGGCAAAACTCACTGGTTAGAGAAATACAGCAAAGGATAAGGAGAGCAGATGGCGAATGACGATAACCAACAGGCAACGGAAGCAGCAGAACAGGCAGCTCCAGATGGTTTGATGGCCGAAACAGCGTTAGCAGAAGAAACAGAAAGCGAAATACCGCACAAAGCAGAAGACGTTAAGGCCGAAGAGGAAGTTGAACAGGAAAAACTAGAGCGGCCAGAATGGTTGCCTGAGAAGTTTTGGGATGAAAAAGAAGGCCCCGAACTTGAAAAAATGGCAAAAAGCTATGATGAATTGCAAAAACAATTTTCTCAAGGCAAACATAAAGCGCCAGAAAAATACGATACAAGTGTTGTTGAGGAATCTGGATACGAAACAGATGACCCTATTGTTTCAAGCACTCTTGATTGGGCTAAGAAATATAACATTAACCAGGCAGCCTTTGACGAACTTGTTGGCTCGGTTACATCTCTTGGCAATGAAAACTCTAAGCAAGCAGCTGCTGATTATGAAACTGAAAGGGCTGCACTAGGTCCCAATGCTGACGCAATTATAAAATCAAATATTGATTGGTCAGACGGCTTAGAGCGCAAAGGTATTATTTCAGAGCAAGAGCGCGAAGAATTAAATGATTGGGGCGGTACAGCTCTAGGTCAAAGACTTATGCAAAAAGTGCGTGGCATGACAGGCGATATGTCAAAGATACCACTAGCTGATGTTGCAGAAGCTGGTCAAAGTGAAAGTGATTTCAAAGCAGAAACGCAGTCACTTATGGCTGACCCACGTTACGGAAGTGACCCTAAATTTACGCGAGAAGTAGAAAATAGGTTTACAAAAAGATATAAGTAATTGTACAAAATCAAAACGTAACAATTAATTTCTTTACAAATTGTATTTTGTAATGCTAAAAAAGCATAACGGATAACCATCTGGCCCGTCTATAATTGACGTGCCGCGACGTTTCGCGGAAGCCGATGGCCGAAATCTTCGATAACTTGAGGCGAAAAATAGCTTTAACTTAACTGGAGGTTTCTCAAATGAGTACCAATCTATCCCCAGCATTCGTTGAACTTTTTGAAGCTGAAGTACATCAGGCTTATCAGGCCGCCGCTACACTTCGCGGAGTTTGCAGAATGCGTTCAGGTGTTGTTGGAGACACCGTAAAATTTCCAAAAGTGGGCAAAGGCCAAGCCTCAGTCCGTACACCACAAACAGATGTAGTGCCAATTAATGCTGCATTTAGTCAAGTTTCTGTCACACTTACAGATTATATCGCAGCTGAATATTCAGACATATTCAATCAAGCTAAGATTAATTTTGATGAGCGCCAGGAGCTTGCACAAGTTGTGGGCAATGCAATTGGACGTCGAGAAGACCAAATTATTATCGACGCTTTAAATGCAGCATCAGCTGGTTCTTCTGTTGCAAAAACAGTTGTAACATCTGGTTCAGCAGCTAACTCTGACCTTAATGTTGGTAAAATTATTGCAGCTAAAAAAGCTTTAGATGCAAAAAATGTTCCACCAACGGATAGGCATTTTATCATTCACGCAAATAACCTAGCTGGCTTGCTTGGTGATGAACGTGCAGTTAGTGGTGACTATCAGACACTACAAGCTCTTGTTGGCGGCCAAATCAATACAATGATGGGTTTCCAATTCCATGTCGTCGGCGATAGAGATGAGGGCGGCTTGCCAATCTCTTCTGGAGACCGAACAACTTTTGCGTTTCATAAAAGCGCTGTTGGTTGTGCTGTTGGTATCGCTCCTAAAACAGAAGTTAACTACGTACCTGAGAAAACGTCATTCCTCGTGAGTGCAATGCTTTCAATGGGCGCTGGTGCAATTGATGTTGACGGAATCGTTGACGTCGTTTGTGACGAATAATCTTAGAAAGGAGATTTAGCAATGGCATTTTCTAGAGCTGGATGGAACGCGATGGGCGGTCAATCCATGAAAGGTTCAGCACCAGCGATGTGGAGTTACACATCAACTGATGCAAAAACCGATATCGACGGAGCTGGTTATTTTAACGATGTTTCCGACGATGTAACCGTGGGTGATATTATTTACTCATGGGCATCAACAGGTGGAACCGCGACAGCATGTTGGCACGTCGTCGTTTCAAACGCTTCTGGCGTGGTTGATGTAGGTGACGGTGTAACAATCGCCGTAACCGACAGCGATTAATAAATGAAGGGGGCGGTTCGCCGCCCCTTTTCTTTATAGGAGAAAAATATGGCAAGTGGTGATACGAATGTTGGTATTTGTAATAAAGCTCTAATCCTTTTAGGCAGCGACACAATAACCAGTTTTTCTGATGGTTCGGCGGCTGGAACCGCGTGTAACACAATTTATGATGAAGTTAAATTAAGCACTATGGGCATGTACCCCTGGAGCTTTACAGTTAAAAAAGCAGAACTTTCTAAAGAAAGCGCTACACCAGCGAGCGAATGGTCATATCAATTTACGCTACCCTCTGACATGTTAAACGGAGTGCCACGGGCAGTTCGAACATCTGGGTCAGCTGGCGCTGGGTTATATAAAAATTGGGAGATTGGGCAAAGTGCAGCTGGCACAACCGTGTTGTTTGCTGAATCAACAACAATACACATTGATTATCAAAAAGCTGTGGCTGAGGGCACAATGCCTACATATTTTGTAACATTGTTAACTTATCAAATGGCCTGGCATCTTGCTCAAATCATTACTGAGCAAATGAATAAAGCAGAATTTTGGCGTACAACTTCTTTGGGTACACCAGCTGAAGGATTGCGCGGTGGATATTTTAGACAAGCAGTTTCTATGGACGCAGCTGGTCAAACCCCAAGTGTGATTTCAGATTATTTATTAACGGACATTAGATGACCAGTGTTCAACAATACCAAGCAAATTTTACAATAGGTGAGATAGACCCGTTATTGCGTGGCCGCATTGACCTAGAGCAATACTATGCTTCTGTCGCAACAGCTGACAATGTTATATTTGAACCCCAAGGCGGTGTTTCTCGACGCCCTGGATTAAAGTTTGTTTATGATGCCACAGGAGATGGGTCTGAAAATGGCGTTTATTTAATTCCATTTGAATTTTCAACAAGCCAACATTTTATGATATTGGCAACCGTAAAAACCGCAGCGTCAACAATAAGGTTTCAGTTTTTTAGCGGCAACCAAAGAATAGAAAATCTTAATGGCGGCTCACAAGATTCTGTTGATTATAACGTGGGCACTTTATATTCAGCTTCAACAATAGACATTTCTAAGCTTTATTTTACGCAGAGCGCAGATACATTAATCTGTACCCATGAAAATTTTGTGCCTTTTAAGATTGTAAGGGGTGCAAACAATCAAACTTGGACAGTTAGCGCTCTATCACTCATTATGCCTTCAATCGCATACACACTTCAAATTACTAATCCTTCTGCCACAATAACGCCTGATGCAGTAAGTGGGTCAGTTACAATTACGGCAAGTGCTGGTGTGTTTTCTACTGCAAATGTTAATCAATTTATTAATGTTACCAATGATTTTGGACGCGCTAAAATAGTTGAATATGTCAGCTCTACTGTCGTTAAGGTTACAACTGAAATACCATTTTATGAAAAAGACGTGGCAATCGCGGCAAACGATTGGGAGTTGGAATCTGGTTATGAAAATGCCTGGTCTAACGCTAAAGGTTGGCCGCGAACCTGTACTTTTCACGAAGGACGGCTGTATTTTGGTGGTTCAGCTTTAAAACCAGATACTCTGTTTGGCTCAAAAGTTGGAGACTTTTTTAATTTTAAAATAGCTGAAGGATTAGATGACGATGCAATTGTAGCAACTTTGTCTACAGATAGTTTAAACGCAATCACTGCCCTTCGCTCTGGGCGAGATTTGCAAATATTTACAAGTTCCGCAGAGTTTTTTATTCCCCAGGGGGATTTAAGCCCAATAACGCCGTCAAATATTGTCGTAAAATCTGCGACCCGACGAGGGCATAAGTTTGGAACACGCCCCCAGGCAGCCGAAGGTGGAACGTTATTTATCCAGCGTTCTGGCAAAGCACTTCGAGAAATGTTATTTTCGGACGTTGAGTTAAGTTATGTTTCTAATAATATCTCTCTGCTCAGCTCACATATGATTGTTGACCCCACTAAGATTGCGCTTAGGCCGTCCACTGACACGACAGACGGTGATTTGCTGCTGATTGTTAATGGATTGAACTCAACGGGCTACAGAGCAGCTTCTACGGGCTTTGTAGGCACTATAACGGCATTTATGTTAAATAGACCCCAACAAATTGTTGCGCCCTCTACGTTTACGACTGACGGTGACTTTATAGACGTAGCTGTTGACCTGGATACAATTTACACTGTTGTAAAACGCACAATTGGCGGTGCAGTTAAATATTATGTGGAAATCTTTGACGATGACCGAACAACGGATTGCGGCATTCAATATTACGATAATCCTGTAGCGCCTGACCAAGCCAAGCCATCAAACACAACGGCAAGTGGATTAGCGCATTTAAACGGCAAAACTGTAAAAATTATTAGAGATGATATTGTTGATACAGACAGAACAGTTGCCAGCGGTGCAGTAACTTTAGGCGGTGTGCCAACGACATATGCAGAAGTTGGATTAAATTACACAGTCACGATTAAAACAAATCCGTTTGAACCAAGGTTGCCAGGCGGCAGCTCTCAAAGCAACAAACGTCGCATTATGGAAATCACACCGATTTTATACAAAAGTCAAAACATTACGATAAATTCACGCAGCATTTCATTAGACACCCTACCCCTTTCTGGAAGTGGCGCAGTTCCAACTTTCACGGGACCAAAAAAGACACAAGGGTTTTTGGGATATGACAGAGATGCACAAATAACCATCAGCCAAGACAAGCCAGTATTCTTTACCGTCTTGGCTCTCGATTACAAGGTAGCATTATAATGGCCGCAATACTTCCGTTTTTAAAATACGCTGGGCAAGCTATGAGCTTTGTTACAACAATTGCACAGGCTTCAGCTGAATCAGGCAGATTAAGACAGCAAGCTTACGATGCAAAATTAAAAGGACGCTCTGACGCCCTCGCTTATACGCGAGAAGGTACAGAAAAATTACGTGAATTACGTTTGTCTATTGCTGCAAATCTAGCTCGCGGTGCAGCTGGTAATCTTGACCCATTTGCTGCTGGTGAGACATTTGCAATGCTAAACGTTAATAATTTAAAGCAAGGCGCGTCTGACCAATATATGGCCCGCGATAATGCGGAGCTTTCTGTTTTAATTTCAGAGCAACAAGCTGAACAATATAATGACGCGGCGGCAACCACTATGCAGTTTGGATATTTAAGTGCGGCAACTGACGCCACAAAATCTGCAATAAAAATGTCAAAGATTGAGAAGGAAAGCTGATGGCTGAAAGAAATGTTGTATATCAGCGCAACAGACGCTCATTAAATATACCTCAAGTTGATTATACTAATGCAAAGGCAGTAGCGGCTGGTAACTCTATGCTTAACCAGAGCATTAACCGTCTTACAGCATTTATGGAAAGTCAGGCAGAAATTACAGCACAAATTGAGGGCGCTGAATATGGAGCCGCAAACTCTCCAACGCTAGAGCAAATAGAAACTTCTCTAAAGACTGGCGAAGACTTAGAACTGCCAGGTAATAAAAGAGGTTCAGTCTTTGAACGAGCTGCGCGTAATGCAACAATGGAAATTCTACATGATGAATTAACGTTTAAAGCGCGCTCAGAAATAATAGCTGCCAGTATTGATGGTAAAGAAAATAATCTAACACCTGTCGAAATGCGTGAGAAATTTGACGCTATTATGAGCGGTTACGCTGCTACATTAGATATTGAAGAGCCAAAATTTGCAAAGCGATTACGCGCACAAATAGGTGTGTTTTCTAATGCAGAATACAAAAGCTATACCAATGATTATGTCACTAAAATAAAAAAACAAAAACAATCACAAGTTTTAGCTAGCATTCAAATATCATTAAATGAAGTTTTGCCAAAACTTATTGAAGCTGGGGTTTCAACTCAATCTGCAAGTACGTCAGAAAATTCGGTGGCAACTACAGAAATAATACGGTCTGAAAAACTACAATTAGTTTTAAGATTACAAAAGGCTGAATTTTCAGCGCCAAAAATAAAAGAAATTTTAGATGAATTTGATGCTGCCGTAGTTTCTTCAGCAAAAGACACTGTTAGTAATTTTATTTTACAATCTGAGAACTCAACAAATGCAACAGAACGCTATCGACAATTAATTGAAAATAAAGGTTTACCAGGCAATATAGATGCCGCATTAGAACTTTTACCAGCTAGTGAAAGAGATAAGGTAAATGAATTGGCGCTAGACGCTGTAAATGACTTTATTACAATAGAAGGTCAAAGAATAACTATTGAAGAGCGAAGAGAAAAACTTGCAAAAGAACAATTTCAACGGAAAAAAAATGAAGCTTTAATTTTACAAACTAAAGATTTTGAAGATGGAAGTGCGGCTCTTGACAAATTAATTGAAGACGCAACTGGCGTTGCATATGTCGAAGAAGATTTAGCCGAATTAGCTGCATCAAAACCAAAATTAGGAAATATTCGGATTCCGAATGTAAGTAATGAAGATACATTATTTAATTTTGCTAATGACTTAAATCAAAATGACCCACAATTAAACATAGGACACGTTACAAAAGCTTTTCAAAACGGTGAATTAACAAGGGCTGATTTTATTGATTATTCAAATAAGTATGTAGGGCGATTAGATACAGATATAAAAGATATTTTAAGAGATGCTAAAACAGAATTAAAAATTCCAGAAGGATTTATAGTTAATCCTAATGAAGATAATGAGCGTGTTAACGCATTAAACGCATTAGACAATGCCTTAAACCGCGCTAAAAGAGCTGGCGGTTCAGAGTTCGACCCTTTTGTTTGGTACGCAGAAAACAAAGATACGTACATTTTGAGTGCTGAGACTAAAATTTATAATGATAATAAAAATTTAGTTAATAAAAACACCCTAACAAAAGCTGAATTAGAAGCAATCGTAAGCAGCCAAAAAACTACTAATAATGTTACACCGAGTACAGCTACTGCAATTTTAGAAGCTGCGAAAACTTTAGATGCCAATGACCTTCCTAGCAATTGGAAAAATTAATGGATGAATTTTCTAAAATGTTTCAAACGCTTCAAAACTCACGCAATAGTGATAATAATTGGATATATGTAAATCCTGTTACAGGTAAAACCCATGAAGGCATTGGTCAGGGTCCACTGCCCTGGGGTCAATATCCAGAAAACATGGATGAGGACTCTGAAGCAGCTCAAAATTATGACATGTACAGAGCCGACATTAGACCCCTACCCTCTGAGCTTTTCAAACCTGGTGGCTTAGAGGAGATACAAAACTTAGAAGAAGGTTCTCAGCTAGAAGACCCTATGTGGATGAAAGCATCAAGAACACTACACAAATACTTAGAAGCGCCTGGGAGAAAAGAAACTGGGCCGATGCGTCTAGCACCTCCTAGCAAGAGAGAAATGGACTTTGATGAATACGCTGCCTGGGGTGTTAAATTTATAAATGCCTTTGAAAACAACACTGTTGCTATGGCAGTAAATACAGCTCGATTAATGGACGCACCGCCAGAAGTTTCCCAGGCAATGTATTACTTACTCGAAACGGGTGACAGGTCAGGCATTTTAGGCAGCAACATTGGTAGAGCCGCATTAAATATGGCAACTGACCCTTTTATGTGGGTTGGCCTGGGAACGCTTGGGATTGGCACAGCTGGTAAATTTGCTGGTCAAAAAATGAGTAAAATGGCGTTTAAAGAAATACTTAGAAAAAACATGCTATCTAAAACGACAGCTGTGGTAGGCACAGAAGGTGCATTATACGGAGCTGCTTACGATTTAGCTCGACAAAATGTGGGAGTTAGCGCTGACGCGCAAGATGGTTTTAATTTAGGACAAACAGCTTTATCAACAGCGATTGGCGGCGGTGCTGGGACATTACTGGCTGGCGTTGGCCCTGGTGCAGTAGAAGCGGCTCGTAGAGGGCTTGTAAGCCTTGGTGAAGGGGCATCTAGCCGTATGGCTGATGGTGGCAGCCAACTTAATACAGGAATTGATATAGACCCCCTTTTGGCAAAAGTTGGTGAACTTGTGTCTGACGAAAGCGACGAGATTAAGCCAGAAGTTGACTATGAGGGTTTTACCTCTCAAGCATTAGAAGTGACAAAAGCCTTAAACCAAAAAAAAGGAACAGGTCAGCAATTTAAATCTCAATTATTAAAAAATGGTGTAAAACAAGACGAGATAGATTGGCTTGGCCTAGATGAAATATTAAATAAAGATAAGGTTACTAAAGATGAAATAGAACAACACATACGGGACAATCGTGTTGAATTGGACACGTTTGAATTATCAGGCGACCCCGACAGTGTTACAATAGACTTTGACGAACCAACAATTTTAACACCTGATGAAGTTTACGGGCCAAATCACGGTGCTGAAGAAATGTTTGAGCAATATTTACTCGAACCAGGAAGATTGAGCGATATTGAAACAGCCATTAAAGAGACAGGGTTTAATCAAGAAACAAAAAATAAAACAATTGAAAAATTTAAAACAGTTTATTCTGATGACGGTATTGTTGACAAAAATTTTCGTAATGAATTTGAGTCTGACGAAATAGCGGTGCTTGAAGAAGCTGGAAATCGTTTACATAGCGACATTTATTATAACAATAAAGATTATCAAGTTATTCAAAAAGTAGACCGCAAAGATGGCTACACTATTACTGGCAATGATGAATTTGGATACAACATATTTGTCAGTAAAGAAGAAAGTAAAAATTATCGAAATACGTTGCTATATAAACCTGTTTATTCCTTACATGAAGCGCAAATAGCATTAGAAGAAATTAAAAGAGATGAAGGGTTATTAAATTATGACTCTGAAACAACTAGGTTCCATGATTATACGCAGCCAGGTGGAGAAAATTATAGAGAACTTTTATTAACATACCCTGATAGCAAACAAACTTATAAGGGGGGTCATTTTGAAGATTTTGACGATGTTCTCGCCCATATGCGTGTTTCTGATAGAACTGTTTCTGCTGACGGCGAAAAAGTCTTATATGCTGAGGAAATTCAAAGCGATTGGGCGCAACAAGGAAGAAGCCGAGGGTTTAAACCTTCAAAAGAAGAATTAAAATCGTTGTCTGAAAAAACAGATAATCTTCGACAAGAATATATTAACAAAATGAATGAATATGATTTTGTTGATTTACAAGGAAATCGCACACCTTTTTCTGATTGGTTTGATTTGGCAAAAAAAGAAAGTAATGTTAGTTTTAGAGAAAATGACAACATTACAGACATTAATTTCTTAGGAAGAACTTTTAATAATGAAGGCCGTTTAGGGTTTGTTAGATATAAAAATTCAGATATTAATCCGTTTGAAAATAATAAATCTTACGATAACAAGTTTATTATTCTTGGGGAAGAGATTAACCAATTACAAGCTAAAATGACTAGAAGTTTAGATAAAGCGCCTTTTGTAACCGACACAGATAAATGGACACAATTAACACTTAAAAAATTATTAGCTAAAGCAGTTGAAGAAGGCAATTACGATTATGTCGCTATTTCTCCTGGAGATGTACAATTTGCTCGATGGCGCGATGAGGGCGTTAAAAATTATTACGACAAAATAGTCCCAAAAAATGCTCAAAAAGTTGTTAAGAAATTAGATAAAGGCGCACTTGTTACAGTTGATTTAGATATAGAATTTGGAAAACAACCAACATTAGCTATAAAATTAACAAACCAATTAAAAGAAAAAGTAAAAAATGGGCAAGCGCTCTTTAGCGTTCCAAGCGCAGTGGCAGCTGGTGCATTTGCTTCTCAAGGAGAAAATGATGGCAATTGAATATTCTGAAGCACAAGACCCAAATTTAGAATTAAATGACGTTGTTAATCCTGACGGCATTGTAACAGCTGACCCTATGGCCCAAGAGCCTATAATTGATGAGGGCGTTGAAGTTGCTGGGTTAGGCAGTGTAGCTTCGAAAATAGGCAAAAAATTGTTTGGTGACGCAGCTGATGTTATAAACAAGCCAAAACCTAAAACAGATTTAGGTACTGCTGTTAAAACTGAAAGCGAACCATTAGTTACTGTTAGTGGTAATGATGTAATTGTACGGTCAGCAAGCGCTGATGAGTTACAACGCTTACAAGAATTTTCAACTGAAGCTGATAAAAGTTTAGGAATTATACTGCCCAACTTAACAAAAATTGGGTTAGTTTCTGAGGGCAAATATGTTGAGCCAATGAGCGAAGCAGAAGCAGAGCTTAAACGCTTAATATCTGCAACTTTTAATACATACAAAGACTCCGTTACAGCTGACAAACAGAGAATTTTAAGAAAAGGAAATAGAGGGTTTAAAGAAGTTGTAGCAGATGCAGAAGCTATTGACGCTGTTGATATCTTTATTGACTTAATGCAGCGCAAACCTGGAGACCGCCTTTTTACTGATTCAGAGCTATTAGCCGCTCGTCGTACAGTGCTATCGCTGCAAACAGAAACAATAAGACTTATAAAACAGGCAAAACAAACCAATAGCACTTTAGATAAAATAAAAGCAGCCCAGGCTATTTCACTTGAAGGTTTTGCTTCTATTCAGCTTGTAGGCATTCAAGAAGATATTGGCAGAAGTCTTGTTACACAAAAAATAATAGCGTCTCCGTCAAAGGAACGGTCAGCGGCTATGCGTACTTTGTTAGGTGCAACTGACGCTAATCTAGGACCAACAGCAACAATTGGTGAAGACAATGCAATTGATTTTCTTGATGCGTATGGAGGTGAAGCTGGCGTTGATTTAATCTTAGCAATGTATGATGCTTTACCAGCTGAGAATAAACATAATTTTGCAAGGCGTTCGGTTTTAAGACGGGGCGCTGATATGCTTGTGGAAATTTACACATCAGCACTTCTAAGCAACCCATTAACCCATTCGTTTAACCTTGCATCAAACTTTGTAATGATGGAGCTTCAAGTTGTTGAAAGATTGCTACAGGGGCGTCCAAGTGAAGCTTTAACAATGTTAACAGCTCAAGCTAAATACGCACCGCAAGCTTTTAGAGCTGCCTGGCATGCGCTTAAAACTGAAAATAGTTTAACAGACAACACTTCAAAACTTGATATAGATATGCGCGCGATTTCAAGGGCTGGTGCTGGTCTTAGAAATACAGCTGAAGGTGGCGGCAAAATGGAAAGCATTGCTGCTGGCACATTTGATACGTTTGGCGTCTTAATGAGAATGGGTGGATACCGACCTATGGTAACTATGGATGAGTTTTCAAAGTCACTAGCGCGCGGTATGCAAATAGAAGCATTAGCAGTACGGGCAAAAAATGAAGCTTATAGAGCCAATCGTAATCAATTTAAAACACGCAAAGAAGCTAAAGAAGCAGCAAATGCTGTTTATTTAAAAACACTACATTCAGAATCTGCTTTTGATGAGGGTGTTGAATTTGCCAAGATGGTAACGTTTCAAGATGATTTACCCGAATTACTGCGAAAACCAATGGGCTTAGTATCTCATCCAATAACGAAAATATGGTTGCCGTTTTACAAAACACCAACGCAGATTATTAGAAGAATAACAGAGCGAACACCATTTGCTTTACTTCATTTTCCAAATGTTAAAAATAAATTGATAAAAGGCAGCAGTGCAGAGCGACGCGAAATGGCGTCTAAAATAGCATTCGGCTCTACATTAATGGGAACTATGGTGACAATGGGAAAAGGGGCATATTTTGATGATGTTGTAATGACAGGCTATGGGCCAACTATTCGTGGTGAGCGAAGTAGATGGCTAGAAAACCATCGCCCCTACTCTATTGGCATACGCCAGGATGACGGCAGTTTTGAGTGGATAAGTTACGAGCGGTATGACCCAATTTCTGGTCTTATGGCAATGGCAATGGACGCTGCAAATGCATTTGAATATTCTGACGATGACGCATTACATGATGATTTAGCTGTTCTTTTAACATTAAGTTCAGTCAAATACGTTACAACTGCACTGCCAATGGTGCAATTTCTTGGCGAATTTATGGATATAGCTGGGTCAAAATACGAAACATCAAGAGATAAAATTGATAGAATTAGACAGCTTTTAACAAAGCAAGTTGCAACAGCTGGAATGATTGTGGGGCAGTCTGTTGGCACATTAGGGCTTGCACCAAACAGCCTTACAGCTACTTTTGAGCGCTATATGAACCCAGGCGCCAGCTCTACAATGCCAGAAAATCAATATGACTATGTAGAGCATTTTGGATTTCAGCCAGAAATTAGAGGTTTTTATGAAGCTTTAAATCAAATGCGCTCACGTATACCTGGTTTGTCTGAAGGGTTGCCACCAAAAAGAAACAGATGGGGCGAAATTGTTATGCAGACAGATTACACACTAGAAGACGGAACTCCTCGTGGTAATCGTTGGCAAACATTCTTACCCTATAAGGTTAAAAAACTACCTGGTGCAAATATTATAAATCAAGAATTTGAAGCACTAGGCTTTGGGTTTCCAAATTTACCCAGAAATATGGGTGAACCTAGAATTAAACTTAATGGAGAACAATACGATAGGTTTATTCAATTATATAACAATCCAGACATAAGTATATTTCAAAAGCAAAAAACACCAACAGCTGTTGAGGAATTTAGCGATTTAATAAAAAGCAATAATTATATGATGCTAGATAATGTTAATCAAAAAATTACTGTCTTAAAAAAATTAAACTCAATGCGTGTACAAATGGCAAAAAATCTTATGCTTTTTGAATACCCAGAATTAGGGGCGCTTACTATGCAAAGAGATGAATTTAGAAACCAAACAGGTAGAAATCCAACAAACTTATACCCACCAACATCCGATGAGGTTAACCAATTTTTAAAATTATTGAATTAAAAAAATTTGACTATGATATACAAAACCAAAATGTTAGGAATAGATTATGGCTACATTTAGTGTAACAGATACGGTAAGACGAACCCAGGCCACGGGTAACGGTAGCCTTACGACATTTTCTTTTAGCTTCCAGGTTAACGCAACAAGTGACCTTAAGGTATATGTTGACACAACTTTAAAGTCTGAATCCACACACTACGCTATTCAAGACGGCTCATCTAATGCTGGGTTAAGTGCAACAGGAACAGGTGTTGTGGTGTTTACTTCTGACAATATACCAGCAAACAACGCTGTCGTTACAATTGTATCTGACGTGCCGCTTGCCAGAACAAGCGTATATACCGCTGGTGGTAGCATTACAGCTGCGGCTCTAGAGTCTGACTTTGACACAATAACGATGGCTCTTGCCGACAGAGAAGAGCGAGACAGTCGAACATTGCGCGTTGGGCCAACAGAACCTCTAAGCATAAATATGGAATTGCCTTCAGCAACGACCAGGGCAAATCATACACTTGCCTTTGATACTAACGGAAGTGTGACTGTGGGCGACCCAGTAGTCATTACAGGCTTTACATTTAATAACGGGCAAATAACACCATCGACAACAAATGACCCATTAGAGCTGTTTGGAAATGGAACTGGTGGCGTTATAGTTTCCCCTCACCTTACGGTAGATACACTTAAATTAGACGCAGCAATATTATCTGGCACCCAAGAAATTACAGTTGATGCAACACAATCAATAAATTTAGATTTTGGCGCTAACGCTGAAGTCGTTATGAAAGAAGCTGGGGTAAATCAAATATCTTTTGTTGCTCCTTCTAGCTCTCAAGAAATAAGACTTTTAAATACGCACAGTGGCTCTAGTGCTTACGCAACTATAAAAACTAATCACTACTCTGCAAGTTCTACTGAGCTTGTTTTAAAAAGTAGTGGTGCCAGTGTTGAGCTTGATACTGGTGGAGGTTCGATAGCTTTAAAAGATAGCGGAACCCAACGTGGTTATTTGAAATTAGATGAAGCAAATAAAGTTAAAATATATACAGGTACAGGAACTGGCACCCTTAATACAACTTTTGACGGTGCAAATATAGTTGTAGCTGGCACAGTTGATGGGCGTGATTTAGCTGCTGATGGCACAAAACTAGATGGCATAGAAGCAAGCGCCACAGCTGACCAGACTGCTGCTGAAATTAGAACACTCGTAGAAAGTGCTTCTGATAGTAATGTGTTTACTGACGCTGACCATTCTAAGTTAAACGCAATAGAAGCATCAGCTGATGTTACAGACACTGCAAATGTTGTTGCTGCATTATCTGCTGGAACAGGTGTAGGCATTTCAAACGCTGGAGAAATTAGTGTTACAGCAGTAGCTTTAGTAACAGTGCAAACCGCAAATAGTCAATCAGCACATCTAGCTTTAACAACTCAAGAAGGCGATGTTGTAGTTCGCTCAGACGAAAACAAATCATATATGCACAATGGTGGTACTGCTGGCTCGATGTCAGATTTTACTTTACTTGCAACACCTACTGATGCGGTGCTTAGTGTTAATGGAAACACTGGTGCTATAAGTGCAGCGCAAATCGCAACAGCCGTTGAAGCTGCATCTAACTCAAATACCTTTACCGATGCTGACCACAGTAAATTAAATGCTATTGAAGCTAGTGCAGATGTAACTGATACCGTGAATGTTACGGCTGCTGGTGCGTTAATGGACAGTGAGTTAACAAACTTAGCGGCAGTAAAAGCTATCAATCAAAGCCTAGTAACGACTGCCACCCCAAGTTTTAATTCTTTAACTATTGATAACCTACAATTAGATGGCAGTACTTTCAGCTCAACAAACACAAATGGTGATATTAATATATTTCCAAACGGCTCTGGTACAGTAAACATGAACGCTGACCTTATGGTCTACGGCAATGATACTAACAGCACCGCTGCTTATGTTCAAATATCAGCGTCTGCCACAGGTGGTGATGATATAAGGCTCCAGGGAAGCAATCCTGTAATTGGTAGTTATGATACTAGTGATGTTTCAGCGCAAACGCCAAGTATGTTGGGCGCGTTACAACTTTATGGGAAAGACACAAGTGATAATTATATTGCTTACGTTACATTACGTGGCTACGCTGAAGACCCTTTTGCTGGTACAAATGGCAAAGAAGGTAGTCTTCGAATACAAATAAATGACGACTCCTCAATAAGAGAGCATAAATTTACAGCAACTGGGCTTGATGTATATAACAATATTACTCTCTCAGGCACAGTCGATGGTGTAGATATAGCAGCTAGAGATGCAGTGCTAACTTCTACTACTACAACTGCTGGTGCTGCCTTACCTAAAGCTGGTGGTACAATGACTGGAGACCTTCAAACTACAGGATTATATGTTGGGTCTACTAATACGAGTTTTGATTTCTATAACAACGGCACTTCTTATCTCAATGGTGCTACCACAGTAGACGATAACTTAACCGTCAATGGCACAGTAACATCTACTGGCAATATCACGGCTGGTTCATCAACCGCTGGTGTGGTTACTGTAGGCTCTGCAAACGGATTTGAGATGCAGAAATCAGGG